ACACTTCTAATTGTAGCAAGAGATGTAGGTGTTGGATTAGTTCCTCCTGGTAATGATAAAAAAGCATTACTTGTTACAAGATTAGCTGTTTGATTCGACTTGAAAACATCTAAATCTACGTCACGAAGAATCCTATTCTCAACATGTTCAATGAAATCATCCGTTATAGTTGATGATAATACATCTGTGCTTACTTCTGTGTAATTTAAAATCTGTGTTGTTAATTCTGCATATGTAGTCATGATATACTCACCGTTACTGGGTTAACTTTCATACTCATTAAAACAGGATTTTGTGTTTGTGGAGACATTGTGTCATTTTGATCAAAAAAAGTCTTACTTCCAACATGAACAACAGTAGGTTCTTTTCTAGCAGGGCGTGCATTATGAAGTGATTCTCCATCAGCAACATGTGTACTAGGTTCATCCTGTGGATGTCTTGCTTCAAATTCCGATTTATGAACTAAAGATCCATTCCATTCTTTAATCATTTCCTTATACGGAAATTCTAATCCACTTCGATCAGATATTGCTTTTGCATATTTTCCACTTGCATTAGGCATTACATAACTCCTATTTTAGGAACAAGATTAACACTTGCTCTTGTACTGTCTTCTGCTGAAGCTCTTTGCCATTCATCTTCATAAGCAGCTTTTAATAATTGAATTCTATCAGGTGCCTTTTTCATTGCTAAATAATAAGCAAGACCTGCTGTTAAACTTGGTAAAAATCTAAAAGGTACTTCAGAATTATTTGTATAATCACCTGCATCATTAATTCTTGTTAAAGCATAATACTTAAATGTATCTGCAGCATCAGGTGTTGGATAAACATATAATTTTGGAGTTATAGTTCTTTCAAGATAAAATTGTGTTGGTGTTCCTTCAGTAGATTTTTTAGACAAATGTAAATATTCTGCCCTACTTAATCTATCTAGTTGCTTATCAACAGTTGTATCAGAGGCTTCATATAAAACAGCAGATAAGACATCAACAAGATCTGTATCAAGATCATAACTTGATGTACTTGCTGTTAGTGTCTTTGTTCGTTGTTCAATTGTCCAAAGATTCAATCCTCTATTTGCCCATTCCGCAAATAAAAGGTTCATGGACCTTCGAGCCATTTTCAAATCAAAACCAGAGCGTACGGCAAGACCGCATCTCTCGTATGCTTCTTCGATAATTTCTTCGATTGTTAAATCGAAAGTTGTAGTTCCTGAAAGAGCCATTTAAACCCCTAGAATGTTTTTCTTAACTGTAATACTATAGTGTAATGATCGTGGTTACTATGTCCATGAGTTGTTAAGTCAATATCACCATCAATACCAGAACCAGCATTATTTTTAATGCCACCAAATGATCTAAAATCCATGTGTCCTGAAACATTCCCTGCCGCTGCACTTCCACCTAAAACTACTGCTACAACATTACTTGATGCATTCCATTCTAAGGCTACTCTCATTCCACCAATATCATACCATATTTGTTCGATATGAACTCGTGAACAAGCTGTACCGTCTGCTGCTGAAGTTAAACTTGCTACATCAACTTTTTCAACTGAACTTTCTCCAGTGCCATCTGATATGTTTGTTAATTTTACGATAGCAATCCTATCGCCGTCTGATAATGTTTGACTTGTTACTGCGTCTGCCATTTTTCCTCCTGTTGGAGAGAGGGGACTTTCGTCCCCGCTCCATTAAAGTTTATTTTATTCGTATATCAGTCTGCTTATTGCTTCAAACTGAACATCTAAAGCCGCCGCTGCACCGTCACCTGCTTCAATTCCAATATATGGAATTAAATCAATATCGTCGGTCATAGCTACTGACTTTTGAGTTTTATCATCAATATCTGCTTGAGTTGTACCAGTAACTGAAGTTGAACCATCAAAGGTTGTTGCTGCAGTTTGTGTTACACCATACTGTACACCATTTACAAATATTTCCATTTTTCTGTCACTATCAAATTTAATTTTTAAGTGATAGTTTGTGCTTGCTGCTACTGTAATACCTGTATTAGTCAAGTAATCAGTTCCACCTACAGAATGAATGAAATACAACGGTGTATAAGTTGATAATGCTTGTCCATTTGTTGCATCAGTTGCAAAATAAAAATAAGCCTGGTTTGCATCAGTTTGTGGTAATTGATCATTTGTCAATTTTAAACCAGCCCATATTTTTTGGTTGTCAATTGCAGAACTTGTTCTAATTCCGCATTCCCAATGAACTTGATTTTCAGTACCCCATTTTGTATTAGCCCAAGCTCCTTGCTTAGTATCTAAGTGTGGTGCTACAATCATTCTATCCTGATCTGCACCAGCAGTTGTTATAGTCATACCTGCAACGGTAGAACTATAAGTAGCAAGAGCTGATGTATGATTAGTCCCTAATATTTCAAAGGATCTATTTACAGGTGTATTCGTAGCTTCAGTAGTTGAAGCTAAATCTCCATTAATACCTGGTAAATGATTAAAATACTCTTCTAAATAGTATCTTCTTGTGTCTTTGATCCCTAAATCATGAAGAGTTCTATCTGCATCCACACCTGTAGAATCAGTTATGTTGTAGATTTTGAAGCCTTCTTTTGACCTAACTGGACCAGTAAAGCTAGTATTAGCCATAATTTACTCCTTGGTTGTATAAACCATTTGTTATGCCGTCTTTATACCGTCTGCCTAGCCAGTCTGCATAACTAATTAATGCTAGGATAAAAGGGCGGAACATTCCGCCCTTTTAAATATTAATCTAAGCTCCTGGTGAACCAAAGATACCTCTAGGATCAGACCAGCCGAAGCTGTATCTTTCTCTAGCTTTGTATCTAACGTTACCAGTATCAAAGTCACCTTCCATTGCAGTTTTAATCGGTGAACGATTAAAATGCTTCAGACCATTTGGTGCATCAGTCTTAATAAACCAAGCATCAGTATCAGTTAGGTAATGGTTAACATCGTAGCCTCCAGGAATCATTCCTTTTGATCTTACTGCGTTAATGTCATTATCTGCTGTACCTACTCTTAGGTCAGTTTTCATAAGTCTTTCTGCAACAAATTGAAGATTGACTGGGATAATCATCTTAGCCGCTTTAACCGCTATTTTTAACCCACGATTGTCAATTAGACCAGCAATGTCAATCAATGCTTGTTCTAATGATGTTTCGTTCAAGTCAGCTGCTGTTGATAGTTCGTTTTTGTAGTTACCACCACTTACAGTTAAGTGAGCAGTAGAACACAATTCGAGACCATCACCGCCAGTGTAAGAAGAGTTAAATGCTCTGTTAAGAACATTTGCACCCTTAATTTCCTTAGCGTTAGCCATTGAACGTGCCAATGCTTTAGTGTAACGAGAGCTAAGTCTGTCGTAAAGGTTATCCTCTACAGCTTCCTCAGTAATCGCAAAAGCTAAAGCAATTGTTTCGTGTGAATAACGGCTTGTGTGAGCTTCAGTAGCATCATCGTATTGGATACCTGCTCCTTCAGCCTTCACTGGTGCGTTGCCAAATCCTGAAAGTTCCACTTCTTCTTCAAAAGCTCTGTCTGAACTTTCAACATCGAAGATTCCCTTCCATTCCTGATCATACCGTGCATATTCGAGACCGAATAATGCGTTCAATCCTGGTTCAAGCTCTTTGACGAGTTGTGAACGAGAAATAGCCATTAGTTAGCCTCCTATATTCCAGCAGTATTGCCATAATAAAGTCCTTCGTTAATTCTAACGAGGAAATTACAGTTAGCTGCTGTTGTATCACTGTTATCAGGATCTTTGGATAATTCGACAATTCTAAAGTTTGCTGCCGCAGCTTGAATATCAGACGAGTCAAGTTCCTGTTTGGAACGACCTGTCTTAGTACTTCCACTGTGGGTTGACACGAAGTTAGCATTTGCTCCTCTATTGTCAGGCCATGAGCTTCCAATATCGGTACTATCTTCTTGTACTTCAAACAAAACATTAGGATCATCTATGACATAAGCTACAGCATCTGATGCTGTAGTTGACGCTGGCCAGTACTTTGAGTATGTTGGTTTGCCCGTAGAATCTGTGTAGAAACATCCGTTGAAAATACCTAATATGTTTGTTTGTCCAGCCGCAGCAACGGTAACAGTACCGTCAGTGTGCAACTCAACAGCATCTCCAGTAAATATAGCTGTGTTATATCCACTTTCAATTCCATATTCAGTTTGGCTTCCATTAAATGGAGCTCCACCTAGCATTTTTGTTGGGCGAAAACCAAATGGCGCATCTTTATTTGCCATGGTTTAGTCCTCCTAAATCAGTTAGTTATTAAGTGATAGAAGTAAAGATAACCTATTTATCAGAACTACTACCACCACCAAAAGTAACACGACTTTGTCTATCGACAGAAATCGGCATACTTCGATGCTGCTCTTTGAATAAATTATTATCAACAGATTCTTCTTGAGCTTCAGTTTGCTGTTTAAAGTAATCCTCGCGTTGTTTCACAATTTCATTCGGTATACGAGCGAGCACTAATCCACCAACTCCAATTACACCTGCATGTTTCCCATTTTCAATCGTTGGAGCAGGAAAATTTGGGTATTCATCGGCACGAACAAGCTCGAATCCTTCACGAAGTCTTCCAGCCATATTCTTTTTGTCGTCGAAACCTAAAGTTTCTGCTCTTATCCATCGGTGTTGAAAACCGTCGGGAGCGTCAGGCGCATCTAAACTTGATGGCGGGCGCCAAGGTTGAGTCCTCTGTTGTTTTTCACGAGAGTCTTCAGAGCGTGAGGTCTTTTTAGATTTAATTTTTTCCATTGCTTACTCCTTCACGTATTTAGCATATTCCTCCAATGGTACGCCGAGTCTCTTGGCGATATGGACCTGGCTTGGAGTTAGTCTAACTGTTTTGCGTCCGGATGTTTTTGTGGTCGTTGATCGACCAGCAGAGGCTACAGATTGGACGGGTTTAGTAGCTCCGTTAACTTGACCCCCATCACTAAATTTGTGGGGAAACTCTTGTCTAATCCTTTTATCAATCTCAGTATAATACTCATCTGAGTTGGCGTCAAATCCTTCTTGTTCAACTAATTTACGATGAATGCCAAAACTAGCATATGTCATTGCTTCATCAGTCCCGAACCAAGAGTTCTTTTCTGCCCAGGCTTCCGCCTTAGGATCAGGTTTTTTTGGAGGGGTAAAAGCAGGTTGTTTAACCGCTTCTGTCTCTCCTTGAACGTTTTGTTGTTCCTTAGCTTTAGTTGTAGCTAAAACTCGCTGATTGTCAACAGCTAATTTCGATAATGCCTCTTGGGCAGTAACTTGAGCTTCTACATCACCTGCTTCAATAGCTTTTTGCAAGTCTGTTTTTGCTCTTACTGTTTCAGCTTCTGTTCTAGCTTTATATTCATCGATGTAACTTGCATCGAGAGAATTTAAACGTCCTTTTAATTTTTTATTTTCTTCTGCTACACGTTTTGCATAGTCAAAAGATGCTTGTTCTCGACGTTCTGTTTCACGAAGTTTTCCAGTCAATTTATTAATTCGACCTTTTACTTTTTCACTATAATCGTCGAGCTCTTCTTTTTCAGTAGTTGTAACTTCAACTTCAGGTTTTGTTCCTGTTGGTTGTTCTTTAGGAGCTTTATCTTCCTTCAGTTCAATATCAACAGGATCACCTTCCGTTGGAACGTCAACAACAGGTTCTGATTGTTGTATATCTTTTATTTGCTCTTCGGGCATGGTTCCTCCATGTTAAAATAAATGCAGTATATCTTCAGGATTACTGATTGTTGCTAAAACTTCATCATCATTAAGAAGACGAATTTCTCCTCCTTCTATTTTAAGACGAGATCCGGCATATCTTCCAAATATTACCCAATCTTTTTCTTTACACCATGGTCCTTCTGAAAATCTTTTTTCATCTTTATAAGCATCAGGTCCTATACGCAGAACATATCCACATACAGTTGCTACTTGATGCATTTCGACTGTTTCATCAGCCAATAGAATACCACCTTTTGTTTTTCCTGTTCCTTGATAAGGCAAAACTAAAATACGCCATCCTGTTGGTTTAGGAAGACGATCCATTAAGTTTGCTGGTAAATTTTTAGGGTCTATTGGTTTAGTTTCTTCGGATTTTATTTTATCAAAGTTTAATACCTGATTAGGTATTGATTTTCCTTTATTTGCTGTCATGCATTTTCCTTTTTTGCAAGAAGTCTTTCACTTCTTGTTCTATATGATCGAGAGACTTTAGTTGTCCCACAAGATTCTGATAATTACTATAGTTTTCCACACCTCCTGTCAAGAGAACGTCAGCAATATCCTGTCTTTTTGTTTTAATTATCTTATTTAACTCTTCTATGAGATCTATTACATCCATTATTTCTTTTTAATTAAACCCATTGCACCTTTAGCACCTTTAATGCCAAAACTTGCTGAACAGGCGATATATAATAAATGTTTGTAATAGTCAGGAAGTTGTTGCAAAGCAATAAAACCTTTTTC